CGTTAAGGAAAGTGTTTTTAGTGAATCGGCCGCGTTTATGACGTACCGTTCACTTGGAGGTGGAAGGTCACATCTCAGATGTGAGGACAAGGAGTGTGATCATAACGGCGAAGGAAAATACCATGACTCGAAAGAGGAATGGCGCCGTTTTTGCGAAGAAGATATAACTCACGCCCGCGTGTGTGCAGTTAATTCAAATATGAAGGCCAGAATCATCACTGCTCATGATCAGGCCTGTAACTTCTTCCGTTCACTCCAGGAACGGCTGTGGAGTCGAATGAAACGCATCCCTGTGTTTCAGCTCGTCGGCTCGATGCCAACTCGGGATACTTTTTCACCCTTCTCGGTCGGTCCGGGTAAAGAGGTAGTCAGTGCTGACTACTCTTGTGCTACAGACGGAATCAATCCTGAGAGTACTCTCAGGGCACTTGATACCATATTTTCAATTCTGAAGCAACCCGATGACCTCACAGAGGAAGAATGGAGAAAATACAAAGAGAATGCAGGGACTACCCTAACTGGAGGTAAACTCCATTACGGGAAGACTGCACCCTTTGTGCAACAAAAGAAAGGACAAATGATGGGACACCTCCTGTCATTCCCTATCTTGAATATCGTCAATGCCGCGATCTGGGCAGAGACTATTCTAGACGAGGAAATCCTTCCGATTGAGGCTCTCGGTTCGATCTTTATGGGGAAGACCGACTATCCCGTCCGTTTTAACGGAGACGACCTGATTGGCATTTTACCGAAGACTTCTTTCGAGGTCTTCAGCAATGTGGTCGAGAAGAATGGCTGGAAGCTATCAGTAGGTAAAACCTACCGACATGACCGTTATGGTTGTGTTAATAGCCAGTTCTTCGACTTCTCCGAAAGAACGTTTGTGGGTGGGGCGTTAAAGTTCGGTGGTTTACAGCAGGATTCTACCCCAGAATCCTTTGCTACTTGGATCACTCGCAAGTACCTTACCGGGGGTCGCGAGGACGTTGTCCGGTTTGTTTCTTTTTACAGGAGATGGATCATACGAAGGTATGGTCATCCGCGCTCCTGCCTCCTTTTTAAATTTTTTTCTTCAGAGCTACAGGAGGAGCTCTATTCTTTCTTCCCGGATGTCTCTTTCCGGGATTTTATATTT